GCCATTTTACCATTCACCACATTGGTGTGCACCTGGGTAGATGGACAGACCGTTGAGTCCCTAACGATTGCGAACACCTGAATGAAGCGGAAGGCTTCATTTGGTGACCCCGACGTGATCGTTAGGGAATAGTGGTCGGCCACAGGCGGCGTGGCGATCCTGCCCTCATCCGTCTCGCTTAATCGGGGAGCGGACGATGACCCTAGCAGAGGGGGCTGCGGCTTAGGAGGGCAGAAGCTGAGTGACGTCGGAGGGAGCTCCACGGCCGGGGGCCAAGATAACCTACCGAGAACTCAGAGAGTCGTTGGAAGACGGGAAGGAAGCCCAACGACTGAGCAGTCCACCCCAGGCGTGATTCTGGTCGCCCGGTGGATCAAGCATGGAAGCCGTCATAAAGGTGATTTCGTCCGCGTGTAAAACCTATTGCGGGAAAACCTCTCCTTCTAAGAAGGAAATAGGGGCCATGTTGTCCCAGTTACAAAAGGAAGGGTTGCTTATGTCCCTCTCAGACTTATATTCCCCGGGGTCCTGGGATCCCATTACCGCGGCACTCACACAGCGGGCGATGGTACTTGGGAAATCGGGAGAGTTAAAAACCTGGGGATTGGTTTTGGGGGCATTGAAGGCGGCCCGAGAGGAACAGGTTACATCTGAGCAAGCAAAGTTTTGGTTGGGATTAGGGGGAGGGAGGGTCTCTCCCCCAGGTCCGGAGTGCATCGAGAAACCAGCAACGGAGCGGCGAATCGACAAGGGAGAAACAACTGTGCAGCGAGATACGAAGATGGCGCCGGAGGAAACGGCCACACCTAAAACCGTTGGCACATCCTGCTATCATTGCGGAACAGCTATTGGCTGTAATTGCGCCACAGCCTCGGCTCCTCCTCCTCCTTATGTGGGGAGTGGTTTGTATCCTTCCCTGGCGGGGGTGGGAGAGCAGCAGGGCCAGGGGGGTGACACACCTCGGGGGGCGGAACAGCCAAGGGCGGAGCCAGGGCGCACGGGTCTGGCCCCTGGGCCGGCCCTGACTGACTGGGCAAGGATTAGGGAGGAGCTTGCGAGTACAGGTCCGCCCATGGTGGCCATGCCTGTAGTGATTAAGACAGAGGGACCCGCCTGGACCCCTCTGGAGCCAAAATTGATCGCAGGACTAGCTGGTGCGGTCGGGGCCGGGGGCTTGCGATCTCCGATCGCTGTGGCAGGGGTGGAGGCGCTTATGTCCTCCCCGCTGCTGCCGCATGACGTCACGAATCCAATGAGAGTTATTTTAGGACCCGCCCCACATGCCTTATGGATGGACGCTTGGGCTGCGTCAGGTCAGTTGCACCGGCCCCAACCCCAGGAACACACCAGCACCAGCGCTGCAGCGGGGACCTGGCGGCTCACTCAGGCTTCGGAGTCGCGGCACAGGCTGCCCCACTGCTCTGCAGCCCCATCCCACCAGGATCACAGTGCCATGGGCTTTGGGCCGGAGCTGTGGTGCCCGAAGGGGCACACTGAGCTGCTGCGGCTGCAGGACAGCGAGTTGCGCCTCCTGGAGCTGATGAAGAAGTGGATGTCACAGCGTGCTAAGAGCGACCGGGAGTACGCGGGGATGCTGCACCACATGTTCTCTCAGCTGGAGAAACAGGAGGGCCTGGGACATCTCCGTGCCACCGACCACAGCAGCCAGATCGGGGAGTCGTGGTGGGTTCTGGCAAGCCAGACTGAGACACTGAGCCAGACGCTGCGGCGGCACGCGGAGGAGCTGGCAGCGGGGCCGCTGGCCAAGCTGAGCATACTGATCCGTGACAAGCAGCAGCTTCGCAAGGTCTTCAGTGAGCAGTGGCAGCAGCTCAGCCAGGAGTACGCCTGGACCACACAGCAGGAAGTTGAGAAGCTGAAGGCACAGTACCGCAGCCTGGTGCGTGACAGCACCCAGGCCAAGCGCAAGTACCAGGAGGCCAGCAAAGACAAGGAGCGGGAAAAGGCGAAGGAAAAGTACGTGCGCAGCCTGTCGAAGCTCTATGCCTTGCACAACCAGTACGTGCTGGCTGTGCAGGCGGCTGCGTTGCACCACCACCATCACTACCAGCGTGCTCTGCCCACCCTGCACGAGTCCCTCTACAGCCTGCAGCAGGAGATGGTCCTTGTTTTGAAGGAGATTCTTGGGGAGTACTGTAGCATCACCAGTCTGGTGCAGGAGGACGTGCTGGCCATCCACCAGAAGGTTGCCCACGCCGTCGAGATGATCGACCCCGCCACTGAGTACAGCAGCTTTGTTCAGTGCCACAGGTACGACTCTGAGGTACCACCGGCAGTGACCTTTGATGAGAGCTTGCTGGAGGAGGCAGAGAACCTGGAGCCAGGGGAGCTGCAGCTGAATGAGCTGACCATCGAGAGCGTGCAACACTCCCTGACATCCATTGAGGAGGAGCTGTTGGCCAGCAGGAAGGCAGTGAGCAGCAAGGAGCAGCGGGTGTGGGAGCTGCAGGTTGAGCTGCGGGGCGAGGAGCTGGCACTCAGCCCTGGGGAGCGGGTGCACTTGCTGGGCAAGCGGCAGGGGCTGCGGGAGGCCCAGCAGCAGCTGCAGGGCTTGGTCTGTGCTCAGGCCAAGCTGCAGGCACAGCGGGATATGCTGGCCAACAAGCTGGCAGAGCTGGGCTCTGAGGAGCCCCCTCCCGCCTTGCCCCTGCAGGAGGACCGGCAGTCAGCGCGCTCCACGGATCAGGAGCGCAGTGGGGTGACTGCGCTGAAGACCATCAAGAACCACATCTCGGGCATCTTCAGTCCCAGGTTCTCGCTGCCACCTCCCGTGCCCCTCATCCCGGAGGTGCAGAAGCCGCTGTGCCAGCAGGCCTGGTACCACGGGGCCATCCCGCGCTCGGAGGTGCAGGAGCTGCTGAAATACAGCGGAGACTTCCTGGTGCGGGAGAGCCAGGGGAAGCAGGAGTATGTGCTCAGCGTGCTGTGGGATGGGCAGCCCCGGCACTTCATCATCCAGGCTGCTGACAACCTGTACAGGCTGGAAGACGATGGCCTTCCCACCATCCCGCTGCTCATCGACCACCTGCTGCAGAGCCAGCGGCCCATCACCCGCAAGAGCGGCATCGTCCTGACCAGAGCCGTGCTCAAGGACAAGTGGGTGCTCAACCATGAGGACGTGCTGCTGGGGGAGCGCATTGGCCGGGGGAACTTCGGGGAGGTGTTCAGCGGCCGCCTGCGTGCTGACAACACCCCCGTGGCGGTGAAATCCTGCCGGGAAACCCTGCCGCCCGAGCTGAAGGCCAAGTTCCTGCAGGAAGCCAGGATCCTCAAGCAGTGCAACCATCCCAACATCGTCCGGCTCATCGGCGTCTGCACCCAGAAGCAGCCCATTTACATCGTCATGGAGCTGGTGCAGGGAGGGGACTTCCTGAGCTTCCTGCGCAGCAAGGGGCCCCGCCTGAAGATGAAGAAGCTGATCAAGATGATGGAGAATGCCGCGGCGGGCATGGAGTACCTGGAAAGCAAGCACTGCATCCACAGGGACCTGGCTGCCCGCAACTGCCTGGTGACAGAAAAGAACACCCTGAAAATCAGCGACTTTGGGATGTCGCGGCAGGAGGAGGATGGTGTCTATGCCTCCACGGGGGGCATGAAGCAGATCCCCGTGAAATGGACTGCCCCCGAGGCTCTGAATTACGGCTGGTACAGCTCGGAGAGCGACGTGTGGAGCTTTGGGATCCTGCTGTGGGAAGCCTTCAGCCTGGGCGCCGTGCCCTACGCCAACCTCAGCAACCAGCAGACGCGCGAGGCCATCGAGCAGGGCGTGCGGCTGGAGCCCCCGGAGCAGTGCCCCGAGGACGTGTACCGCCTGATGCAGCGCTGCTGGGAGTACGACCCTCACAGGCGGCCGAGCTTCGGCGCCGTCCACCAGGACCTCATCGCCATCCGCAAACGGCACCGCTGAGCGGCTGCGCCCGCCCGGGCGGCGGGGCCGGAGAGCGGCGGGGCCGGAGGCGCGGAGGGCCGCGGTGCGCTGCTGCGAAATAAAAGTCGGCTCTGCGGAAATTTGACTGAGATTAGGCTTTTGCGCTGTTTCGCGATGTACGGGTCAGGAGTGAGTAGTATAACTGAGGGGACCATGGTATGTATAGGCGCTAGGCGGGGCTTCGGTTGTACGCGGTTAGGGGTCCCCTCAGGAAGTAGTAAATGCGCTTTCGCATAGGGAGGGGGAGATGTTGCCAGTTAGTCATCATTGCCACTTAGTCATCATTACATAAGACAGTCTAAAGTCCTAAAAAGGAAAAACAAGACATCTCGGATGTCATTGGCTGCAACCAGTAAGGAAGTAGTGGCGTGAGGATCACCCGATGGGTGTAACCCAGAAGGCCATTGGTGGCAGCTGATGTCGTGATATCACCTTATGGGCAAGGCTAAAGCTGTGCATAACTATATAAGCCATTGTAACCTTCTAATAAACGCCATTTTACCATTCACCACATTGGTGTGCACCTGGGTAGATGGACAGACCGTTGAGTCCCTAACGATTGCGAACACCTGAATGAAGCGGAAGGCTTCATTGATGTTGCCAGTTAGTCATCATTGCCACTTAGTCATCATTACATAAGACAGTCTAAAGTCCTAAAAAGGAAAAACAAGACATCTCGGATGTCATTGGCTGCAACCAGTAAGGAAGTAGTGGCGTGAGGATCACCCGATGGGTGTAACCCAGAAGGCCATTGGTGGCAGCTGATGTCGTGATATCACCTTATGGGCAAGGCTAAAGCTGTGCATAACTATATAAGCCATTGTAACCTTCTAATAAAC